AGATCATCGTTGCTGGAAACCTTGGATCGGACGCCGAGGTGAAGATTGTCAAGGGCGACAAGGAGCTGGTGAAGTTCCGCCTGGCCCAGTCGGACCGATTCACCCAGCAAACCAACTGGTTCAATGTTGAGTTTTGGCGTGGCGGCGCGATTGCCCAGTACCTCGTCAAGGGGCAGACCGTCATTGTCGAGGGCCGCGTGCGGCTGGAGCAGTGGGAGAGCAAGGCCGGCAAGGCCGGCGCTTCGATGGCAATCACCGCAGACGACGTCAGGCTCATGGGAAGCAGGGGCCACGGCCCCCAGGGCGCGGGCGCAGCAGCAGGCAGGGATGGCGAGGACTCTAGCCGGGACGACACGATCCCGTTCTGATCCTCCTGCGCTTCGCTAATGCCACCCTGGCGAGCCTCCACTCGCCAGGGTGGCCCTGTTTTTACGCCTTACGCCAACGGAGCCAGCAATGCCGCTCAAAAATAGGGTTGTGTGCGCCGACTGCATCGCCGGGATGTTTGACATGTTCGAGCCCGGGTCTCTTGATCTGATCGTTGCCGACCCTCCCTACAACATTGGCATCGACTATGGCGGCGGGTCAGCGGCCGACAGGATGCCGTCAGAAGAATACGCGAACTGGTGCAAGTCATGGATATTCATGGCAGTCAGCAGGCTGCGCAATGGCGGGTCCCTGTGGGTCGTGTCTGGGCAGGAGCATGGCGCCGACATTGACATTGCAATCCAGCGGTCCGGAATGATCATGCGCAACCGCATTACATGGCATGAGACATTTGGGGTCTATTGCCACAACAAGTTTGGCCGAACAAGCAGGCCAATTTACTACGCCGTAAAGCCCGGTGGGGACTTTACGTTCAACGCAGATTCGGTTCGCGTTCCCAGCGCGAGGCAGGCAAAGTACCGTGATCGCCGCGCAAATCCGCGTGGCAAAATTATGGGAGACGTATGGACGATAAGCAGGGTGTGCGGCACTTTCGGGGAGCGGGTAGATGGATTCCCAACGCAACTTCCTTACGAACTTGTAAGCAGAATTGTCGGCTGTTCAAGCAACGAAGGGGACACTATTCTTGACCCCTTTGCCGGAAGCGGAACGACGCTGCTTGCTGCCGCGAGAATGGGGCGAATCGGTTACGGGATTGAAAAGAGCCGCGAGTACACAAGGCTTGCAAACGAAAGGCTGGAGGCCGACAGTGCAGTTGCGTGACTACCAGTCAGAGATTGTTGAGAAAAACCTGGAAGCGATTCGGCTTGGCAGGAAGTCCATACTCAACGGCTTGTTCACCGGCGCAGGAAAGACAGTCATATTCGTCTCACTTGCCGACCGAATCGACGGCAGGACGCTAATCATTTGCCCGCTGAGGGAGCTTGTGTGGCAGGCTTGCGACAAGGTCCGCGCTATTACTGGCCGAGATGCTGACGTCGAGATGGCGGACTTTCGCGCGGACGAGCTTTGGCCATCCAAGATCATCGTCGCCTCCAAGCAGACACTACTCAGCCGCCGGGGCGGGGCTCCTAGATGCGAGCGGTTCGACGGCTTCTCGCTGGTTATTGTTGACGAGGCGCACATGATGATGAGCGAGCCGGTCCAGAAGATGTTGCGATTCTTCCAGGACGGCGGCGCAATGGTGTCTGGGTTTACGGCGACTCCGTTCCGAATGGACGGCCAAGCCATGGTCGCGAGGGCGAGGTAGTATGTACGAAGAAGCAGTGTGCAACTACGACTTGCAGTGGGCGATTGCGAACGGGTGGGCCGTCCCGCCGGTGTGCAAGCTTGCGCAGGTGGAGGGCCTTGACCTGACTGGCGTTCGCATTGTTGGAGGCGACTTCAACCAGTCCCAACTCCAGGCCGCCGTGGAAAAGGAAGCCAACCTTCATCGCATCGCGATGATCACGGAGATCGAGCGAGAGGGACAGACAGTGGTTTTCTGCACTTCAGTTGCAAGTGCCAAAGGCGTTTGCCACTACCTCAACAACAACTATGGCGTGCCGTCAGCGTACGTTTACGGAACAATGCCAGACAACGAACGCATCGAGGCGTTAGCGGCATTCAAGTCCGGCAGGGTGCAAGTCCTTGTGAATTGCCAGGTTGTGGCCGTTGGTTTCGATCACCCGCCAACCAAGACACTGATCCTTGGTCGGCCGACCAGGAGCCGCTCATTCTGGTTGCAGTGTGTTGGCCGAGCCACGAGGCCGCTTGCGGGCGTCGTTGACTTTGCTGGATCCACAGCAGAATCAAGGGCGGTTGCCATAGCCGCAAGCGAGAAGCAGTATTTCAAGATCGTGGACTGCACGCCAGCAACTCTGGACCACACGGTCATTACGGCTGTTGACATGTTCGTGGATGCGTCCGACGAGGTCAAGCAGGCTGTGCGAAGGGCGGCCGTCGAGAAGACGCTCACGCAGGAAGAGATGGATGCGCTGGCGCAGCAGGAGCTTGAGCGGATTCGAATCGCCAAAGAGATCGAGGCACGCAGGGCTGCGACCGTCGGCCGGGCCAATGGGCGGATTGTTGGTCGCGATGTCGAGATTGCATACGGAGGGAAGCGAGACGTAGGCACCTACCGGAATCCGCTTCGTGGAAAGTTTGCTGGATGCCTCATGAGCGAGCTGCCAGACTACTACATCGCATGGGCGATTAGCCAGAAGGGAATCACTGGATGGATTCGCGGTCTTTTTGTCAAGGAGAAGGGGAGGCGACATGAGCGGAGACTTGCTTACAGATAGCACAAGGGAATATATCTTGGAGGTCTTCGACATCGGAGACCGCCCCGTGCAAAGCGATTCCCAGGTGGTTGTCATCGACCGAACGAAGGGAGCGAAACATGATAAGCCAAAAGATCGGGCGACTTTTTTCTCACGCATCCGCGACGCGATTGCGTCATGCCTTGGCGTACGCAAGCGAGATCCGGAGAGATTGCGTCGTGAATGGTGTGAGCTGCGAGCGAGTCGCTGACCGACTTGGCCTTGACCGCGAGCAAGTCATGGCGGCAAAGCAGTTTTTGGCTTCGGCCAAGTCATGCCCTCCGCCAGAAGTGTGCGCGGGAGTTGCCAGCCTTGACCCAGGGCTCACCGACGATGACATTGCAGAGATGTTTGGCAGGAGCAGCAAATGGGCAAAGATGGCGAGGGAGAGAAGGGAGGAGTTCTGCCAGGAACTCGGGGTCACACTTTCGTTCGAGCCGTGGGTGATGCAAGGGGACCCGAAGCCGGGGGAGATTTGGGCGCCAGGGAGAAAGTCGAAAAGGAGAACCTCGCTCAAGAAGTTGCGTTTCTGCGTCGAGAGAACGCCCGACTTAGGGCAATGCTCGTCAACGTCTGGGGCGACTCCTAGTTGACGGGCGGCGAGGCATCTGGCACGATCCTGGAAAGGCACTGATTGCCAAACGGTCTGAAGCTCGGCCCGCCACCGAACGCTGAGGCGAAAGCACAGCACCAAGAGCGGGCAACATCGGCTGCGGCAGCAATGCGCGCAGTCGCACCGGGAATAGCAGGGCATGCTGGCGACTCCAGCCCTGACGCAGCCAAGGGCCGTCCCGGCGGGGCGAAGGATGCAAAGGCCGTGGACCCCGTGAACAACAACGCACGCCCGCATTGACGCTCGTCTGACCGACGGTGGTGTGCAAGATGCGGCTCCCGGTTCCGGCCGGAGTCGCATTTCCACCCGCCCCCTCTGGTGGTATGCTGGTCGGCCGTACACCGAGGCTTTCGTATCTCCTGCATGGAGGCGTGATGGAAGGCATCAGAATGGCGAAGTCGGGGTGGTGGTATCTCAAGGACTGCTGGGAGAGTCTTGAGAGGATTGCCAACGAGCGAGAGGTGCAGAAGTTCAACCTCAACAGCAGTCGCCAGCTCAGCAAGTTCTCGACTCACCTTGTCGGCATTGTCGGGGAATGCGTGGTGGCAGCGCAGAGCGGAAGAATGCTTGACGAGCGGCTGCTGCTTGCTGGCGACGACGGGCACGATTTTGACACAGGAGGCAAGACGGTCAATGTCAAGACGTCTTGCTACTCTTCTGATCCGCACCTCAAGGTACTCAAGAACGAGAAGAAGTGGTGCGACTACTATGTTCTTGTTGTTGCGGAAATGGTTTGCCGCAGGGCGCGAATAGCTGGCTACGCAACGCTGGACATGGTCAAAGGCGCCAAGGTCAGAAGCTATGGGCACGGGCTTGTGTACAGCCTCACTGAAGAAGAGTTGCTCGATGGGTTGCCGCCATGCCTCAAGAGGACTGTGAAATGAACAAGGAAGAACAATCGTCGCTCGCCGAATGGCTCAAGACGCAGCCGCGATGCGCTATCTGCTGGTGGCCGAAGGATGACAATCGGCGAGCGCATGAGGTTCACCATATATGCGGCGGATACTCGCGGTCCAAGGGGAATGATCCGCGAAACTACTTGCTCACGTGCGAGCGGTGCCACGGTGTTTACCACTCCGGCAAGATTTACGGACTTTACCCAGACCTGGTCAGAAACGCCATCCTTTGGGCCAAGCGAGAATCAGACCCAGGAAACTACGATCCAGAGTATCTGGCGTGGCTCAAGAACAAGAAGCATCTCGGCTACGACCCCGCTCCGATCCCCGACTACTACCTCAATGAACGCAAGGAGAACTCAGCGCCATGGAATCAGCGCAACCCGTGGCCACAGTAATCCGCGTCACTCGCCCCGACACAATCATGGTCCGCGTCCCAGTGCCGCACACGCAGTCCCACGCGGCCCTGTACTTGACTCTTTTTGGTGTGTCGTGTAATGATGACGCTGCCAGAGAAATTTGCGACTGGGTGGAAGTTCACGCCGACCGTGGAGTCTTGACCCTCGTCACTCTTGAATGGATAAGGGACGCATACGGCAGGGTCGTCGGAGACTTGGCTGACATCCAGTCTGGAGAAACGCTTTCCGGCTGGCTCATTCGGCGAGGCGTGGCCTCCGAAAGGCCGGGCCACTTTGAGGAACTGCTCAATCAAGGTCTTTTTTCAGAGGAGCCAGAGTCGGAGCCATGAGCGGCATCAGTTACAGAGGTGGCTACTTCAAGACCACGGTGTTCAAGATTTCTGTTTTCTGGAAAACGGAGGGAGACTTCCTGGATTCCAGGGTGTGGAGCAACGCAGGGAACTGGATACGCATCAACGACCGCTGGATCAACAAGCGCCAGCCACACGAGGTGGCAGAGCGAGTCGCCAGCGAAATACCGTCGCTTGCCGAGGTCATTGTCGATGACTACTCCGGCAAGTCAGCAAAGTGGGTGAAGGAATGAACTCTCGAAAGAAGGGCGCTCGCGGAGAACTCGATGCCGCAAAGGCATGGTCCCTCGTGATGGGCGGCCAGGCCCGCCGCGGCCAGCAGTTTTCCGGCGGCGCAGATAGCCCAGACGTTGTTTCTGACTATGCCGGAATCCACCTTGAGTCAAAGCGAGTCGAGCAGGGCAATCCCTATCGGTGGATCGAGCAGGCCGTCGCTGACGCCGGCGTGAAGGTCCCCGTGGTTCTGCACCGACGCAACCGCGAACCTTGGCTCGTGATCATGAGGCTGACAGATGTCCCGCGATTTCTGTTGGAGGCGGCGCTTGGTCCGCAAGTTTCGCCGCTGGGCGGCCAAGAACTTTCCGATCCCGTTCCCGGTCCGGGTATGCGTCCGGCCGAAGGAAAGGATGGGTGAAAACCTTGGGCACTTCGTTCCCTGGAACGGACGCGGAACGTGGGCTATCATCGCCGTATCGGAAAGCCTTAGCCGAGAGCAGCTGCTCGACACTCTCGTGGAGGAATGGGCCCATGCAAGAACTGCCGGCTTGTCAGACAGGGGGGGTGACGACCCCCACCACCACCCAACCTTTTGGGCCGAGTACGGCAGAATCCAGGTCGCCGCCCGGTCCGCTACCTGGTGACCCGTACGCCGCCATTTGCCGCGACCTGGAGGCCCTCCTGGCTCGCAAGCGTGGGTATTACGGGTGTTCCAGCAACCCCCTGGAAAACGCCATGGGCGTTGCCGAGGACGGGGTCGTGCCATGGGTGTACCAGCTTGCAAGGATCGGCGAAAAACGCCGCCGGCTCAAAGGCAACTTGAGGACATTAGACATTGTGAAGACATTCATGGACATCGCCGGGCATGCCGTCGTGGCAATTGCCTGCATCCAGGCCGAAGAATCCGCCAGAAGAAGGGCTGAAAATGAATCTCCAGGTAATGAAGTGGCTCTTGGCCAACCGGTCTGTCGTGTCCTCGGTCCTTGATGCCGTCAAGGGATGGAAGGCCGACCTTTCCCTGGCCGAAAAGTGGTCGATCATCTCGAAGGTAGCGGCCATTGTCGTGCCGCTTCTGGACAAGAAGACCGTCCAGTCAATGATGGCGGCGGCCGGAAACCACGAAGTCGTCGAGGCCCTGAGCGTTGACAAGCAGGGTGTTGAAATGCTTGGAGTCGATTGGCCGACCGTGATCAAGGTGATCGTGCCGATCATCAACTTCATCCTCCAGATTCTCTCAGAGCATTTCGGTGAGTGAAGATTTTGTCAGCTTGCCGCCGTACTCGGTTGCAATCGCAAGTTCGCTGCAGTCAAAACAGGCCAGGGTAGACTGGGGCCTGCACGCCTACGGTGTTCCTTCTGTGTGGTCACACAGCAAGGGAGATGGCGTAACGATTGCGGTCGTGGACAGCGGCGTCGCCAAGCACCCCGACCTTGAGTCCGTCGTATCTGATCGCCGCAATTTCTCGTCTGATCCGGACGCTTACGACACCCTTGGCCACGGAACGCACGTGGCTGGCGTGATCGCGGCCAACGGAGAGATGAAGGGGATTGCTCCAGGCGCCAAGATCCTGTCGCTCAAGGCCATTGGCCACTCTGGAATGGGCGCTTTCCCCCGCGTTGCCGAGGCGCTCCACTACGCCGTAGAGGCAAAGTGCGATCTCGTCTGCATATCGCTCGGCGCAACAAAGCCGGACGACTCAATCCACCAAGCCGTCATGCGTGCATACGAGGCAGGCATTGTTGTGGTTTGCGCCGCCGGCAACGACGGCGGGAAGGTGCGATATCCGGCTGCGTTTCGCGAGTGCATTGGGGTAGGCGCC